TATATTAAACTTCTTACCAAGTACATCAAAGAATTCGTCACACACAAACTTGGAGAGTATGGAGAAAGACGTTAACGACCTACTCAGAGAAAAGTTTTTATGCCAGAATAGATTTACTCAAGATATTGAGAATCTTGTTCGCAGTTCAGACTTAAATTATATCGAAGCAATCATTGGATATTGCGAAGAAAATAACATTGAGTTTGAATCTGTTGGTAAATTAATTTCTAAACCTCTGAAAGAAAAACTCAAAGTTGAGGCAATGGAACTCAACTATCTAAAGAAAACTACCCGATCTCGTTTACCGTTGTGATGACACCTCTTGAAGTCTATCAAACTTACTTAGCCTTCAAGAATCATTTTACTAAGGACAATTACGACTATTTCAGGTATTGCGGCAAAACAAAAGCATCTAAGGCTTCTTTTAATAAAAGAAAGGATAGATATTTCTTTGAGAGGATGTCTAGGAAGAAGTCCGATGATGAAATTCAAAGATTTTTTCTAGCAAACTTCAGTCAATCTCAAGATCCACAACGACTGTGGATTGGAGAGATTATTGACAGTGGAGATGCTGTTTATACCGAATGGTTGAAGAAAATTCAAAGTCTAAAATATTTGTTTAAGACTGAAGCAGAGGTCTTTATCAATAAAGAAAACTTTGATAAAATGTTCTCAGTCTCTGGTGGATCTCACTCAGATGTTCTTAAAAAACATTTAAAGGGTGCTATTTCTCTGGAGACTCTTGTTCTTCTTGATATGATTCTTGGATTCTCAAAACGCCATGACAAACAGTTGTTTGATCCAGTGTGGGAAACCGTAAGTTTTAAAATGAAGAAGTACAAACCATTCCTAAATATCGATATCAAGGATTACAAAGAAACTTTAAGGGAGATTGTTTGTGAGTGATTTTTTCCATTCACCTATAGTACGAGAAGCTCTACAAGAGATTCAAGATTTGCAGGAAAAGCTGATGACCGATGTAATGTCGGGTATGATGATTGGTCATGGACCTGATAAACAACAGGAACAGATCGATGTCATGCGATCACTGATTGAAAAACAGAAGAACTTTATCTTCAGACTTAATCTCACAGACGACCCTAAAGCTCTTGAAATGAAAGAACAGATAATGCAATCTGCTCAAATGCTTGGTATGAAAGAAGGTGAGAACATCAATGATTTCTTTGATAAACTTGGTCAAACCTTAGATCGACTAGAACAAACTATTGACAGGGAACCCTGAACGGTCTATAATCAATACGTCCAATACAAAACACACAACAAATACGGAGAATACAAATGTCTTTTGCCGATCTTAAAAAACAGTCCCGCGCTGGCTCTCTCACCGAGAAACTGATGAAGAAGGTGGAGAAGTTGAATGAAAAAGGCGGTGGGTCTAGTGATGATCGCCTCTGGAAACCTGCTGTGGACAAAGCAGGTAACGGTTATGCCGTTATTCGTTTCCTTCCTGCACACGCTAACTGTGAACTGCCCTGGACTCAAGTCTGGAGTCACGCCTTCCAAGGTCCTGGTGGTTGGTACATCGAGAACTCTCTGACCACTATTGGTAAGGATGATCCCGTTGGCGAACTGAACCGCAGTCTGTGGAACAGTGGAAACGATTCCGATAAGGAAATTGCACGTAAGCAGAAGCGTAAACTGTCTTACTACGCAAACATTTATGTTGTGAAGGACTCTGCCAACCCCGAGAACGAAGGTCGTGTCGCTCTCTACAAGTTTGGTAAGAAGATCTTTGATAAGATCACTGCAGCAATGCAACCTGAATTTGATGATGAAGAACCCATCAATCCTTTCGATTTCTGGAAGGGTGCCCACTTCAAACTCAAGATCAAGAACGTTGCAGGTTACTGGAACTATGATAGTTCCGAGTTCGCACGTCCCTCTGCTCTGTCGGAGGACGATGATGAGATGGAAGAGATCTACAACAAGATCTATGATCTGAGTGAGTTTACCGCTGCAGATCAATTCAAGTCTTACGATGACCTGAAGAAGCGACTGGACGCAGTTCTGGGAGCCAAACAGCAACTCCGTAAGCCTGAACCCGAACTGGATGAGGAAGAGTCTGGTCGTGAGTCCGTTGATGACGAACTGACCCGTCTCGCATCCGCAGCATCTTCTAGGTCACCTATGGTGGAAGAAACTACCACCGATGAAGATGAAGATGATGCACTTTCATATTTCCAAAAACTTGCTGAGGAGTGAATATGATTTTGAGAAAGTTGGGGGTTGCTTTTGCGGCCTCCAGCCTTTTTTTATCTTCCCCTGTTCTCGCAGAGGGTAAGATCACTAAGGGCTACTACACTATGGACGCTATGGGATGCATGTTAGTCCGAGAGTGTACCAAAGATGTTTACCAAGTCAAAAGTGTCGCTACTATTGCTGACGCTCATCCCAATAGTGATTATAGTGTTATTGCTGACGAGTTCGGTAGAATGCTCGTTGCCCTTGATAAGGTCGGAGTTAAGGTGTTTCTAGCGGATGAAAAATATTTTCCCGTTGGTCACCGTGGTGTTTATCATACGGTAACTAATAATTTCTATCTTAACAAGACGTATATGCGTCGTCCTAGTGTACTGATGTCAGTAATGCGTCATGAAGGGTGGCACGCCGCACAAGACTGTATGGCGGGTTCTATCAAGAATTCTATGATTGCCATCATCCATCCAGAGGAAGACGTTCCTATGATCTGGAAAGAACTGGTAGAACGCACATATCCACCTTCAGCACGCCCTTGGGAAGCGGAAGCAACTTGGGCAGGTAAGACTGCTAATATGACACAAGATGCACTTGAGTCTTGTGCTCGTGGGACTATGTGGACAGACTATGAACCAACCCCACTCACCCGTAAATGGTTGGAAGCGGAAGGTTTTCTCGATTAACCTAGTCTAGGGTTATAAGATTGCTTCAGATAAGTACTAATAAATTGAGAGGAATCTTTATATTGCATGATTCTCTTTACATCATCAATAACAGTTCCTAAGAACGATTGATCTAGTATTCTAATTCTTCTTTTAGCATCATTTAATTCTACTTCGTACTCGTAATTACTTATTGGTACTACCTTTGAATTGCGAATCACATTTCCATTACTATCTTTAGCATTACCTTGTTGATCATAAGTTAAATCACCGTGGGAGGGAGTTACACCATAAGTAACTTCCTCCTGTTTTCTATCATTATATTCAATAACATTGAAACTAAAATCAGAATCTACTTCCAGTCTTTCTGGAATTACTAGGCGATTATAAGTATCTCTAAGTTCAATTGTTTCATAGTGGTGAACTTCTGCAAGTGCTTCATTACTACCGTACTTATCTAAACAGTACTTATCAAAGACTAAAGACTCTAAAGGCCACTGTTCTCTAACATTAGTAATGTTATTCGCCAATAGAACTACCCAGTCAAATCTAGTGTCTCCATATACTCTATTGGATATTTGATCTGGTCTTTGATCTTCTTCGATCATGTAATCATGGAAGACTGTAAATACTTGAAGATCATCACGTAATCTGGGACGTTTAAAGATATTTTTTACTGGAATAACTTCATCCCTAACAGAAGGATCTGCTACTCTAGAAACGTAATTGAAATTGGGAAAGTAAGTAAAGTATCCTGCCATTTTAGTATCCTACCTCTGCACTCTCTGGAGTAACAATGTTAGCTGGGAAGTTATAATCTTTAACTCCACTGTAGTCTGTATTGTATAGTGGTTCCAGTTCTGCGAAAGTCATATCAATCTGAACAGATACTGGCATTCCTCCTTCAAAAGCATTCCATTCACCATCTGGTGTGTAGTTGGTGGCTATTTTTGTTAAAGCACATTGTTTAAATCTATTTACACCTTCAATTGGAGATCCATTATTGGTTCGATATGATAGTTTGAACACGTTTGGTGTTCCTAGGAAGAACGATGGTTGATCTGCTCCAAGAGACTGACCACTTACGTTTTTAGACACTTTTCTTGCAGCAGACCACTGCTTCAAATATCTAATAATTTTTCTGATTACTAATGCTTCGTCTGGACTTCTGGCACTCATTCTATAGACAAAGTTAAACGATCTTGTTTGCACACCCCTGAACATTAGTTCTGTATTTGTGTTTTGAATGACTCCACCAACTCTACTTAGAATAGTTTCTGGAGATATATCTATTCCTAACTGACCAGCTAACATACTTTGGATAGCAGGTCCAATTACGCCTTGGGCAGCTCCTCCCTGACCGCCCCCAGCACCTAATAATGCACCGTAGAAGAATCCTTTATTTGCTAGATTTCCTAAACCCTGAATACCAGAAACACCGCCGGCCAGGGCGCCCGCGACCATCAGACCTAACATATTCGTTGCATTTTTTGAAGTATATCCCAGAGCAGCTGCAGAAAGGTTATTCATGTTGTCATCTGCCCACCTAACTGCATTTGTATCTCTGACATCTTGAGGCATTGGGAGTATAATTGTTCCAAGAGGTTCACCTTTTAAATTTATAGCAGATCCTCTCTTTACTCCCTGACCAAAAGTGTTGGCAAGATTTCCAGTCTTTACATACTCTTTCATGGTTTCAGCATACGGAGCCTGATATCTGTAACACTCAATTTTAAAATAATCCTG